GCCGGTGATGATATATTTGGTATGTTAGAGTTCATCCAATAGGTTCCTATAAGAGCTCCTCCGGTTCCAACTCCCTGAAAAATTCTAACTCTATCACAACAGGATTCGCCAGAAGAAGTTCCATTAAGAGATATCACCGCAGATCCACCATTATTTAATACTGTATAGCCATTTGCGTTATTCGAGTAACTACCAAACTGACCACCGTGGTCGTATAATGTTGTATTAGTCCCGCAATTAACGTTATTGAATCCGCTATATGGTACAAGGGTTGATGATCCACCACCGCCACCACCTCCACCGCCTCCACCTCCACACTGTGCAGTTCCGATAGATCCGCCTGAAGATGAAGTACCAGTTTGCATAGTTTGTTGAGCAATAACCGTTGCACCAGTGCTACTCGTTACACGTATTTGACATTCATTTACCCAACTACCGGTGATAGAACGCCATACTCGTATGGTCTGGCCAGCCGCAGCGTTAAAATTGACTGTCACAGGCCCGTATCCATTGTTAAAGGTTACATTAGATACCACAATAACTCCATTTACTGATACAGATGCTGCGTTACCATTCCAACCATCACCCCATGTATCGGTCATGTGAAGTGTGTGTGTGCAAGATTGTGAAATGACGAAACTTGTAAAAAATACAAAAATTGATAATAATAGATTCTTCATCGCGTAAAAATTGTTTATTAAAATTTAACGCTCACTTGAAGAATCCTATTGGAAACCCCCATATACCATGGGCCGGTCGAGTTCCCTAATAAATACAATCAATTAGTTAATTTGTAAACATCAATGGTATGTGATTGAGCAAACTTAAGGTTTGATCTATTATTTTATAACTTTATTGATTCGGACCGTGTCTACAGAAATTAGAGTTACAGGAATTACACCTTTTTTAATAAAATTTAGTTTTTTTGCCGTTCCATAACTGAGGTCAATTAAGATTTTCGAAGATTTTGGAAGTCGATCATTTACTTTCACATGACACACAGAATCATTACTCAGGTTTGTGACTTTAAGTACTGTACCAAACTTGAAGTTTTTATGCGCTGCTGTTAAACTATCAGAATAAAATATTTCTCCTGATGCCGTTAATCTTCCTGTCCAATGTTGTCCATAGTAGGTCGCTTTACCTTTATATTCAATCGGTTCGGAAGTGATGAAAGAAAATAAAAAAGTTGATATAACTATAAGTAATATTTTATTTAAAATTTTTGTATTTGTAAGTTGTTGATATTTTTCTTTTACCATATTTTTTTTCCATAAGTTTTTGGTGGAGGTCCCAATTTTGGATTGATTCTGTTACTTGTGTCTCATCGTCATTTGCCATGTCGTAAAGTTTTATTATTTTTTTTATAAGTTTGTCTGCTACAAAATTAAATTTTTTACATTCGTACTGAAAAAATTTAATCGGGTCTTTTTGAAACCTCGTAGTAAATTTTAAAAAATTTTCTCTTACTTCGTCAACTTTTTCTAATTGGGTGAAATCTTTTTCCATAAAATTAGGTAAAGCTCCTAATTGTTGTCCGAATCTTAAAAAATTATCAGCAGGTTTGGATGTCATATCCATAAAAAATTTTAACCTATTGTTAACGATTGAAATATATACAACTTCCAAAACCGATTTAATTTTTTCGTCTTCTGTCATTTCACTTGGATTTTCTCCGATGTAATCTAATAAAGCATCTACTCTGTTCATTTGGTTTTTTAGTTCCAAAATGAAATAATCAAAAGTAAAATTTTTAATTCCTACCAATTCTTTGTAGGTTCTTTCATTTTTTAAAAAATTTTCAAAATTTTTCTTTGTTACATTCAATGATTTCATTTGTGATGCAATTTCCGTTGTTCTTACTAAGTTTTCTGCAAAAGCAACAAAATACATGTTTCTAAAAAATTCATGATCAATTATTGGTATTCCAAAACTATCTTTTTGTTGTGTTGCTTGGTATTCTGCGTCATGACCAACCATAGCTGTTGGTCTAACTTGTTTGTCATACATATGTTTTATTTCGTGTGCTAAAGATGCTGTTTGTTCGACTTTATGGTTTTGAAAAAATTCATATAACTCGTTTGGTTCCCAATCTTCTGAGACCGCAAAGGTAATTGACATGTGTAACTCGGTCGATGGTTCTGTAACTTTTTTGAGTAATCTTCTGTCGAATGCAAAATTAGTTCCAACTGCCATTGAGATTACTTGAGGTTTTTCATTGTAATTTTCAAATGTTTCTGTCCTGACTGTCAATTCGTATGAAGTTATTTTTTTCTTTTTTTTATCTCCAATCTCAAAGTCAAGGTTACCTGTAAATTCATACTCTTCTTCTTTTTCCGTAATCGATTTCAAATTGGTTAAAATCTGATCATATAATTTTTCACCCGAATCTAAAATAGATTGTGGTACCCCTAATGCCTCATTTAAAAAAACTTTGGAAATAAAACTTGCTTGATTTTGTGATATAACAACTTTTTTCATACTATTATAAATATCTTAAAATAAAAAAGGTGAACTGATTCACCTTTTCTATAAGGTCGTCCAAAATGGATCGACTCCACCACTTTGTTTTTAACTCAAACAAAGAAACTAAACTGTAACAAGAGCTTCGATTTTACTTCTAACTTGTTCATTCAAATTGAGTTCTAAAACTTTTGTAACAATTACAGAATCACTCAAAACTTTAGAGGGTATGTGAACATAGAAAGTTTCCCCATTGAAAAAAGTCAAATCTTCTCTAAGTTCAACACTTGCGTGCACCATCTTCAAAAATAACTTAAACTGTGTTTGATCAACAAATGTTTCGTTGATCAAATCTCCGAACTTTTCATTCATTATTTTTATGTTGTATCCTGTCTTATTCATATAACAAAGGTAATTGAAAATTCTGAAATAAAAAACTATTTATGAACATTTTTTTGAATTAGAAACCAATTTCTTCTTCCCAAATTTTGTTAAGGGTTTCTTCACTAATTCTTTGATCAAGGTTGGGATAACGATTTATTAATATTTTAACAAATCTGATTCTGTCTTTAGCAAGTTTAGGATTAAAAGTGACTTCAATCAAGGAGTCACTCAAGTGTGAATTAACCACAATGTTTAAGGATATTGTTCTCATAAAACAAAGATACAAAAATTATTTCAATATTTTTTCAATAATTTTAATCAAATCTTCATTTTTTTCATCCAAAGGCATTTTATTTTTGTCAAAATACTTACATTCTGTATGTTCATGCCCATCTTTAGCGTTTTCTAAATCAGGTAAAAATTTATCGTCCTCATTTTCTAAAAGATAAACGTAAACAATACCTCGTTTAGTTTTTGATTCTTTTGTATATTTGTTAATGAATCCGATTAGTTTCAAATCAACATCTATTTTTAAATTTGTTTCTTCAAAAAATTCTCTATGAGCGGCATTTATTGGGGTTTCATCTCCTTCAATACCTCCCATAGGAATTGACCATTTCCTTTCAAAATTTTGATTTGGCGCCCTTTTACATAGTAAAACTTGATTTCCTTTTTTTACAAGAACACCCGAAGATCTTTTAAATGTTTTCATGATATATTTATAAATATGAGAGTGATGATAAACGATAACTTTTATAACGTGAAATGTTTGATTTCACAAAAAGATATTAATTCGGGAATGATGGGTAAAAAGTTTAATCACAATTTTGATGGTTTACTTTTTATGATGGGTGAAGGTACTCACAATTTTTGGATGAAAAATTGTATCACTCCTTTGGATATTATTTTTATAAAAAACGATCGAATATCAAAAATACACCATGATTGTAAACCTTGTAATGAATCGGATAGTAATGACTGTCCTCGATTCAAAGGGGATGGTAATTTAGTTTTAGAATTACCATCTGGTGATTGTAAAAAATATAACTTAAGTGAAGGGGACGAAATTCTAATTAAGTACTAAACCCTTTTGAGTCGAATCCAAGATGAAAGAGGCAACTCTACCCCGAGCAATTTCACAATAGTTTTGAGATAGTTCAATACCTAACCATTTACGACCTAATATCTGAGCTGCAACCATTGATGTTCCACTACCACAAAAAGGGTCTAAAATTATATCGTTCTTATATGATAAAATTTTGATCGCTTTGGTCGGGATGTCCATTGAGAAGGTTGCTTTAGTGAGAGATTTAGTGTCAGCAAAATAATTCCACTGGCCAAAGACAAGTTCCATGAACTCTTTCTTATCGTTTTCATCGTAGACGATTTTGTTTCTTTTTGTTCCATCCTCATTTTCAATTTCTGTTAATTCACCAGTCCATTCAGGTTGACCTTTTACTTTTTTTATGTGTTTGTTTTTGTATGCCAATATTACACACTCCTTTGGGTTATAAATATAAGGTGATGATGGGCTCATCCAAGAACCCCAAGCCGTTGTTTTACTTCTATGTGGTGATTGTTCTTCTAAATCAACAATACCAAAGAACCCATAACCAATCTCTTTCATAATTTGCCACATCTCTGAAACAAAAAAGATACGACCACCTTTCTTTTGACGATTGATCTCATAAGGAATGTTAAGAGCAATTCTTCCGTCATCCTTCAACACTCTATATGTTTCTGTCAACCAGTTACGACTAAATACTTTATAGTCTTCAAACTCAACATCATCCTCATGTACATCATATGCAATACCAACACCATAAGGACAACTTGTAACCACTAAATCAATTGATCCTTCAGGTAATGTTTTCATTACCTCAATACAATCTCCATTAATTATTGTACCCGTAATATCTTCTAAATTCCTCATATTTTTCTTTTTTCCTTTTTAAATAAATTTTAGCCCCATCATAAATGTAATGGTAAAATTTATTATTGTCCATTTTATTTTGTATTTGTAGTTTAATCTGAGAATATAATTTTATTGTAATGTTATTATCTACTAACTCATCTATTATGAATTTTTTAAATTCGTCAGAAGCGGTAACTATTTGCATTTTATTTGAGTAGTTATTAGGGTTAAAACTGAAAGATCCGTCCCCATCAAAGTAACCCCTAATAAAGTGTCGAGTCATCTCTTTTTGAATCTTTGGTTTTTTTATCGTAAATGTTTTACGGCTGTGAAATCCTTGATTTTTAATTGATTCAACTAATCTTGTTGAGTACATTGCCAAGTGCACCATATCAGACGTTGATACCCCACCTTTATAATTAACCTTATTTTGACTCTCTTTAATTAAATGGTTAGATCCAATACATTCTCTAAACAATAAAAGGTGATCCTTATCTTTAACGGATAATTTCACCTCTAATGAATTACCACTTTTTCTTTCTCTAATATACCCATCGGCGTACAAAAACCCTAACCAATATGCCCTTTCTTCTGTATCAATAATATCAAAATAACTATCATTAACAATATATCGTCTATTAGTTATTTCAATTCCACTTTCTTTTAGAATTCTTTTTATTGGCGATAAAGAGACCTTAAATTCTTCCGCAACTTTATGAATATTTTTTAACCTTAAGTAACTTTCAACTACTTTAGTTTTATCTAATAATAACTTCTCCATACTAATAAATATCTATTAGTGTGGAGAAGTTTCAATCATTTTAAAATATCATTTTTATTAATTTGTAAACCATTACCCAAGTTACCACCAACACACCAAGCGCAATACACAAAGCAATTATTATGTAAGTCGTTTGATAGTTTTTTTCTGACTTACCTTGAAAGTCGTTAAGGTCCCAGTTTTCTTTCATAATAGTTCTGTTAACATTTGTGCAACTTTATATCCTGTATAAGCACCTGCCGCTGCCGAGCCAGGAAGCACAATAAATTTTCCTAACATGGTTTCGTATTTTTTTCTGTTCACAATATAAGAAATTAGGATGTAGTAGACAATATAATTAATTAAAACTAAAAAGTCCAGTTCTTTAGCGACAAACACCACAATTGAATTTCCAAGAAACCCCCACATAAAATTAATAAGAGTTTCTCTCATCAACTCGTTTGGTGTTGTAAGTGCGTCTAACACGCTAATTTCCCGATTCAGAGTTGATTTTTTTTTCAAGTTGTTTGATGTGGTGTTCGAGATACCATTTTGCCTTTCTAAGATCTTCGAGTTCCTTGTTTTTTCCTTTTTTTCCTGCACGACTAATATATTTTACTGTATTTCCTAAACTAAATCCTAAATCCCAAGCATCTATCACTTTGATGGCTTCATATTCATTATTTTTTCCCCCATAATGTAGAGGATGATTAACTTGTTCCATTACTCCGATTCTTCTTCTCTATATTCATTTAATAACTCATCGTTACTCATTGTACCGTACTTTCCTTCTAATGTTTTTGTGTCAACATATGTGTTCATCATATTTTTCATTTCATAGATTTGATGAGTGGTGTCCAATGAGTTGACAATCTCACGAATAATCTTGTATGGATCTGCGTTAGATCCTGGTCTACGATCTTCAACATATCCTTTCCATTCTTTTGCAGTGTCCTGAGGAACTCTAATTGATGCTCCACGATCAGACACACCCCAACTGAATTTATCGATTGATTGAGTTTCGTATTGACCAGTTAAACGAAGGTTATTGTTAGACCCATATGCTTTGATGTGATCATCATGTCTAGCCTCAAATGCGTTAAATAAAGCCATAAAATATTCTTCATTCCCTTCATTTCTCATTCTATCAGTTGAAAAATTCGTGTGAAGTCCTGATCCATTCCACTCTCCGTGTGTTAATGGTTTTGGGTGAAGTTCGATATGGTATCCGTATTTTTCTGCAATTTTAAGTAAGAAGTATCTTGTCATCCAAAGATCATCTCCACCTTTGTGTTTTCCTTGAGAGAAAACTTGATACTCCCACTGACCAAGTGCAACCTCCGCGTTTATACCGGTAATATCAATTCCATAATTCAAACACATGTTTAAATGTTCATCAACAAATGAACGACCTACTACGTTATGTCCAACACCACAGTAATATTCACCCTGTCCTTTTAAAATATTTCTTTTGTGTCCCAATATGTTTCCATTAATTTCTTCACGAATGAAATATTCTTGTTCGAACCCAAACCAAAGATCTTCATATCCTTGACTAATTTGTGATCTTTTGTTTGATTCATGTGGAGTTTCATCAGGATTTAATACCTCACATAAAACATAAACGGTGGAAGTAACATCAGCGACATAATGTCTTATAGGTTTTAATAATCTATCTGAGTTACCTGTTTCAGCTTGTAGAGTTGATGATCCGTCAAAATTCCATATGGGGAATTTTCCATCCAAAAATGCATTTTTAACTTTCTCGTACTCAACTATTTTTACTTTGCTTCTCAAATTTGGTTCAGGTTTGTATCCATCCAACCAAACGTATTCTAATTTAACTTTCATTTTTAATCAATATTTGAATTATTATTTTGATAGTGAGTCAATACAAACTCGTCAAATGTCATTTCTCTTAAAGTGTTATTATTTATATCTTCCACCAAATAATTGTAATCAGGTTCTTCAAGTGTTTTTACAAATTTTAAATAATTTTCATACTCAATTTCAATGTTTTCATCACTTGATAATATGATATTTGTGGGTGATGGAAAAATCATATTTAACCCCACACCTAAATTTACTTCTATAGTTGCTTTTTTTTTCATTTTGTTTTATTTATAAAATCTATAATATCTTTTTCATTAGGATTATTTTGAAATTCTTGATAAACTTTTTTCGAGAATTCGTCAGTACAAACTATAGCATCAGCATCAAGATAGATAATAATATGGTGTAAGTTTTTTAATATATTCTCTTTTTTTAAAAACCTTTTGTTGAATCCCATTTTCTAATCTTCTTTTTTTTCTACCAACATTTGAAACTCAGTGTTTAATTTATTGTGGTTGATGAAAGAAATTAATCTTCTTTTAAATAAAGGTAATAGTGTTTCTTCTATTGGAAAATCCCCTTTACTGTCCATTTGAAATACTGGTAATGTTCTTTTATCTTCCCAATTAGAAAAGTTAGAAATTATTTTGGCTAATGTCAAATTTTTTACATCATCGTTGTAAATCAACGTAACGTTTGTTTTAAATTCGGGCGATTTTTTAGATGCGGGTTTTATTTCATATTCCCATACAAAAATTTTGTTGTCAGATTTTTTGGTGAAATAAAAATACCCTTTTGATGAATTTGTGTTTTTTTTATTTTTTTTGAGGACCAAATCCACTGAGTCATAAACTGCAGTCCAAACTGATTTAGCAATATTGAAATACTCAAAAACTCTAGGGGTGGAATAAGTTAATATAGATAAGAATTCTTTGTATTCTTGTTCTGACATTTGTGGTATTTCTCTTAATTTAAGATCTCTTACCAATAATTCGTCGTCAATTGAATTAAAACTTTTGTTTGTGTAAATTAACTTTCTATCTTTTATTAAAGTTTGTAAGTTGATGAGGTGTAGTGACAATTCAATAAATCCCGGATAAAGTTCTAGTTTGTCTAACTTTTCTCCCATTTTTTGAAAATAAGATAATAATTTATATTCTTTATGTTCTCTATCAATTGGTTTTTCAAACATCCAATCGGTATCCATAAGAAACTCTATTTTTTTCTTTTTTGCCATTAATTAAAATAATATGACATTTTGTTGTTCGAGTAAACATCAATCGATTCTAAAAACCACATAATCGGTTCCATTAATATTGATCTCATCGTAATTTCCATCGTAGTATGCTAGAACTTCAAATGATGAATCATCAATTAAATCATTAAGAATTTGTGTTGTATCTATCAAGTTTAGAATATCTAATCCATAATCATTTACATAACTCATTGGGTTTCTTTCTGCGTCATATTTCATATCTTCCACAACAGATTCTACAGATTTATCATCTAAATCCCCATCTGGATTATCTTTAATTTCTTCTATTTCATAATCAATATCCAATATTCTACTTTCACGTTCTTCATCGTGTTCTTCAGTATTTTCATCATCATATATTTGGTGAGGAGGTATAACTTGCCCTTCTTTATATAAAACCCAATTTGAAGTATTTGGATTTGTACTTGTGTTTACATATTGAAATCTGTTACCTTCTGAATCTTCGAAATCAAAAACTTTTCCGTTTTTTTCTTTTGTTGGGTACATTATTGGGGCTCTTAATCCTTCATTCTCATAAACCCACTTTTCCATTTCAAGTAACCATATTTCGGTTTCTTGATCTTTACTTAAAAAACGGGTCACATCATAAGATTCAGGAGAATCGTAGACACTATCTCTGAATGAATCTTCTAAATATTCTGCAACTTGACCACCATCCACATAACTCTCAAGAAAGTCACGCGAAAGATAATCTGTTGGGTTGTCAACCCGTTCTTGGTAATAATCTTCTAACGATGACATTGCGTTACTATATGTTGACACCGCATATTCAAATCCATTATCAAGAGAAAGATAAACTTTCATATCATAATGACTTCTACCCTCAGGATAAAAATTATAGACATCAACTTTATCGGTTGTTTCATCATCTAACTCGGATTCTAAATCTCCTATTTCATTTTCTATTTCATCAATTTTTTCTTGAATTTCATCCCATTTTGAATCCCATTCATCGTCATTTGTGTCTAAAGAATCTTGTTTTTTGTCTAACTCAATTTGTTTTTCAACTAATGATTCTATATTTTGTTTTAATGCCTTTACTGTTTCAGTATCAATTTTACCAACATGTCCACTATTAACGGCAAATTCAAAAACGGCATGTGCCATTTCAGATTCTTCATCAGTATTTTCTTCATCCCATTCATTTTCTTCTCTTCTTTCTTCTTGTTCGTCAAATTTGATTTGTAATTTTCTTTTTCTTTCTATTTCGGCAAGTGTACTACCATGATAAATTAATCTATTTGTATGGACTTGAGGAATTTCGGAAATTTTCGTGTCAGAAATATCTAATGAACCACCAACTAAAACATTATAAATTTTTTCAATTTTAGATCTTTTCAAAATTAGTGGTCCATCAACCTCTATATCATATAAAGTTTTAATAGGAAGATTTTGTAAATTTAATCCTTCAGTAATTTTAAATCTTTTATTTTTGAACTGAGCAATGTTTTTTAATCCTTGGTAGTTGTAATTGACTCGTTTTAAAAGATTCAAAAATTGTTCTGATGACAACTCAATTACTTCTTGTTCTTGATTGACATTCTCAATTATTAAATTTATTAAACTAATTAAATTTTTTTCAGTGAGTACTATTTTTTTCACATTTATAAATATTTGATACTTTACAAATAAAATTTGAGGTTATATTTATTATATATAAAATAAACAATAATAAAAATAAATCATGGGATGCGGATGTAAAAATAAAGCCAATCAAGCTCAAACACCTCAACAAGAAGTTAAAACTCAACAACAATCTAAAGTAAAAACTGTTAACGAAAATATCAAAAAGATTGTTGAAAAATATTATAAAAACAAATAATTGTTGTTGGTTTATTGATCTTAACTGAAGTGGGAATTGTTTTCCACCTTTTTTTATATTTATAAGTATGACTGTTAAAACTATAATAGAATATTTCAACAATGGTGATTGGAACTTTATAAGTAAAATTTTTAGAAATAATATTTTAAGTTTTTTGAAATTTATAAAAAGTAAAAATTTATTACAAGAAATCGATATCGATCAAATACCTGGTGATTCTTATGATGACAATCTTTTTTCTTTTTTTGTAGAAAATAATATGTTATCAGACGTGGATTATAATGACATGCCAGATCAATTCAAAAATCATTTTTTACTTTATGGTTTAGAAAATAACTATGAAGACACAATGGTGTATATTACAAATAGGCTTATTACTGATGTAAAAATTAGACCTGACGGTTTTTATCTTCATTTAAGAGATAGAGAAGAATTAGAAATTCTTTTTTGTGGTGGAAGACGAGATGAAGGTGCAAGAGGTGTGGCAAAAATAATTTTAAGTGAAGATGGTTTAGGTCATGATTGGTATTATAACAATAGTATGGAACCGCATCAAGTTGTTGAGGAACTGGATGACGCAAACATTACAGCACTTAAAGATATTATTTTTAAAGAGATTGGAGATAAAGAATTGTCTTTAGAGGATTATGACTCTGACTTTTTTTCTGAACTTTCTGAAGAACAAGGAACTGAAGGTTATTTTAGAATAAGAGCCGAGGACTTGAATGGTTTAGTTAGTGATGAAGATGCTTTTAACGAGTTATGTAAAAATGATTTGGATGAGTTAGGTTCTAATTTAAGGAGTCTATATTGGCAAAGTGAAAATGGTGCTTATGAAGATGAGGTATATGATCTTGTATATAATGGTTTAGATGAATACTTTAAAGGAAGAATTAATGAAGTTCCAAGAGAGGTCACTAGATCTGACGGCTCTAAAATAACAAGATATGATAGTTACATTAAAATTAGAGATTTTCAAAACATAATTCAAACATTTTTAGAAGCCAATAAAGGTGGCTATTGGAGTGATTCTCACTTAGAATATTTTGGTGGTTTAATAACATTAATGACAGATATGTATAATCACGACCAAATTGAGTGTATTGATTTTAGAGTTCCTGACTATCCTGATTGGCACAGAACAACAAAAAATATTAACGAATTATTTTACGATTA